GGAAAACTGACCTGCGTCCTCGGCCCCTTTGGATAGCTGATGCAATCGCTCCAACTGTCCAATTGTGGTGACCCCATACCTACGTTCTCGCTCCTCGCGCAATTCCTTGATGTATTCCACAACATGCGGATAATCACGACCATTCAACAAAACGGAGGCTTGCTTCGAGGCAAGATCAGAAGAATACCCCGCCTTTCGAGCGCACTCTGCGTTGCTGTAGATACCTTCGACGATATGTTTTGCAAAAGTCATCTGACGATTAGTCAGGGTTCGATCATGTTTATTTTCAATATCAGCTTTTATGCTCGGCATCGGCTCTTCCCCAATGAGTTTGACTTATCCTAATAGAGGTTTTGACCCCTGTCTATCTCTTACAAAAAATATCAAAAACGACTGTTCGCGGCATTAAAGAAAACTCAGCAACCTGATTACATGATTACAAAGTGATTACACATTCAACTTTTGACATACGTACGCTAAAACCCCTTATTTTTATAGTTGTTTTTAAAGTGTGATTACGATGATTACGGTGATTACGCGATTTTTAATTAAAAAAAAAAAAAAAAACGTAAGGGGGGACAAAATCTCTATATAAAAACTGAAAACTCCCCTTGTATTGAGACAGTATGAGACTATATAAGGTACATACTATTTTAAAAGGAGAAAAAGAATGAGGCTTTATACCAATGACCAAGGTTCGTGGGTCGGGACACAAGCTGATGCGAAGCGTGATTTCGGGAAAGACTGGCGCGAGGTCGGAGTACCTGTCGATAAGGCTGCACTATTAGAGTTTTTGAATTTCCATGCAGTTGGAAACAAGAACACAGTTGCACCTATCGAGGCAGACACTCCTCGTACATCGAAGCCGCATCCATTGTCATGCAGTGCAAACCCTAATGTGTACGACATCAAGGACGCTGCGTTGAACAGCGACATGAAGCATTTAACACAGGCCGTTGCGGTCTGGATCAACCGTCTAGAGGAGGAAGTATTATGAGATCGGTTAGCGCAATTGCAAAAGAGATCAGTGACGACTGGAGCAAAGTTTATTTTGGTGCTGTGCCGTATTTGGATGCGATGCGTTCGATCAACAGCATTGATGACACTTTTGGTTACGACAGTGCCAAGTCAGTTGTTCGTTATTTTTTGGCTAACGCTCAGTCGTGGCGTGGTGACACGGCGCGTCGTGTAAAAGCAGAGTTAAAGGAGATGTTGAAATGAGAGTTGCTGTAGTAACGGTTGAGACGGTAGATGACATAGAGCCTAACGTATATGTGTTTCAGAACATGTTTGCCATGAGCGGATGGTATCTGGAGACAACGTTGGAGGCAGTGCAGGACGTGATCGACAGCTACACCTGCGACGAAGATCAGGTCGAGCGCATACATCAGTTGGTCAAAGACATTGATCGTAACGACTACCATAACGAGGGGTGGAGAGCATGGAGTGATCTGTGCGCCATCTGTTTTGATGACGAGCCCATAGGGTTCAGGATCACGGACACGGTGGTCACGGTTATCGAGGAATGGAACGGACACGGAGTAGGATGATGCGTGAAGATTTGAAACAGCATGTCACGAATCTGTTGAGCAATTATCTTGAGGATTTGCGGTATTGGTGCGGGAACTACGAGGTTGACGGCGTTAACTTTGTGACATCGGGTACGCCATTTTTTGAAACGATTGAGGATGCGAAGGAGTACCACATGATGGTCAAAACAGTATTGAAGGAGTTGCGTGATGACTAAGCTACCAATGCATCAAGAGCAGTTGGAGAACTTTATCTACCACCACATTCACGAGTGGGCGAAGGAGTATGTCGAACAGAACATCGATGATTACCCTGATACGACTTTGTACGATAGCATGGACAATGAGTTCAGAACGTTTGTCGAGCAGTTGGCAGAACGGTTCAGTGAAGAGATTAAACCTAAGTTTGGAGATGTGTGATGATTACGCTTAAACAAGCTAGAAAGAATGCAGGATTAAATCAGGCCGATGTGGCTAAGAAGTTAGGTATCAGTGCGCCGTCTTCGTCAAAGTACGAGACAGGTCAGAGTGCTATTCCTAACCATAAACTTTTAATGCTGTGTGAACTGTACGGTGTGGAGACGGTTGATTTGAAACTGCATCGGGTAGGTGAGAAAATTTTCGCTATCCCACATCAACCAACTCCGTTTATTGAGATAGCGCAGAACACAGGGGAACTAGATGACAGGGTTTGCCTTTACTATGTGATCGAACGCGTAGGTGACTGCATCGAGCACATTGAGACAACCGTTGAGGATTGTAACCCTCTGACTGAGGAGTTGTATGAGTTCGAACGAGAACTCGTTCATGCGTTGGGTGCTAACCAATTGGAGAGACGTAACAATGGGTAAGATGAAAGATTTATTGTTGGACATGCATGAGACAATCGTTACGGTTGAATGTCCCGAGTGCCAAGGTGCGGGGACCGTTGAATATGATGTACCTCGGCCCCACAACTTCAACCGTGATGTCGGCTACATCGACACAGAGACGGAGGTGTGTGAGACGTGCAGCGGTGACGGTGAAATTGAGCAACTGTGTGAGCAGTGTGAAGAGCCAGTGACCAAGGTGCGTTGTGACGCTGACGGTCACTATGTGATCAACCCTTTGGGTTACAAATTATGTGAGGAGTGCTCGTTATGAGTTATGTGTGTGCATGGACGTTGGATACGGACAAACCAGAGGAGTATGAATTCTGGTGCGTGATGGATACATGGTCCGAGGTCGAAGAGTGGCGAAGCGATATGCTAGATCGCAACGACAGTATCCTTCGATGGACAGTATCGATACCTTTCGAGGGTAAAGGCGAAGCGATTGTGGACCCAAAAGCGAGGGAAGAGAAGGGCGCATTCTTTGACGCGTTGGTTGGTGCGATGCCAGATAGCATGAATAAAGTAGAGGTTATGGCTACTATCATGACTATTGCGTCGCACTACCTTGAGCCTGACGAGATAGCTGAGTGCATCGACTTCATGAAGAAGTCTTTTTCGATGATGCTGTTTGATAACGTGACTGGGGGATATGAGCATTGATTAAGTTTGTCGGGGTCACAAAAGCAAAGGGCCGCAGGACCGCATTGGAGTTTATCTGCGAAACATGCGGTGAGTTATGGGAGGCTGCGCGGTTTCCTATAAGTTTAGAAACACTGGAAAATGTGGTAGAATACAGTTCGTGTCCATCCTGTGGTAGCGACACGATTTCTGTCACAGAAGAATCGATAAAGGATCCAAACGATGATTGAAGTATTCACATGGCTCTTTATCGAATATCGCATACAAAATCAACCTGTCCAGACGAGGATATTGTTTGAGACGGCAGGACACTGTGAGCAAGTCTTACGGATAGATGCACTGTACGATGTTTTCTATGAACAATACGAAGACACAGCTATGCGATGCGTGAAAACAGACCATATTAGTAAATCCCTAAGACCAAAACTTAGACCAGAAGGAGTGGGTAAATGAGTGATGATCCTGATTTTATAAACGGACTAGCAGACGATCCTCGTTTGATGAGCGTTGTCGATGAACTACGGGCCTTGAAGCAAACACTGTCGGACCTAGAGTGGGACAGTGCAGATGAAATAGCTGAAGGTAAACGATCCGAGCATTTGCGATTACTAGATGAGAAGATAGCTCATTTTGAAAATTTGCAGCGGGATGGGATCGATGTCGAGCCAAGGTTCTAACAACCGTTATAACATGCATCCTGATCTGTCTGACTTAGAGGCAGTTCAATTACGATTTCTAAAACAGGAGGTGAACCGATGTATCGATGAACAATCTGAACAGCGATTATGGTACGCGAGAGACAATCTCAAACGTTATGTAGAAAAACTCAGAAAATTGGGAAAGAGAGTTTAAAATGAATTCACAACACTTAGTAAAATTTGCAGAAGTAATGGACATGGTAAAGACAATGACCTTTGTGGTTAACCATGTTGCCCGAAACCGAAAGGCTGCGTTTGGTCAGTCGCTAGAGGATGGAACGTACTGTTACATCTCTCCTAAGTATATCAAACAGGCCGCGCTCGAAGAGGGTATGCTGATCAAGGCGCGTGTTGTTGATAACAAACGCGATCCTGAAACAGGTCGTCCCACTAAGTGGCGATGCGTCTCTATTTTAGAGGCAGGTTGGATTGACGAAGACATCGAGGAGGTTGGAGCCTATGTGCCAGAGCCCGAGGTGTCTTTGGAGGACCGTATTGTCGAATGGTTCTTGGATCACCCTGACGACTGCGTCAGCACACGCGACCTGTCAGAGGAAATCCTTGACGACAAGGGTCTAAATCAGGACGTAGCAGGAGTGCTTCGGCATCTGCATACTAAAGGTGATGACCGACTTCCAACGGCAAAGAATAGTATCGCTAAGATCACTATTAAAACCAACGGCAACAATAAACGCGGCAAGGTCATATGGGGGCTCACAGAGGCATCCTTTGGTTTTGACGATGTTGGTGGGGTTGAAGATGAGGAAGTGGAAATTTACGAAGACTGACTATGAGACTTGCGCAGCCGCAGGGTTGACCAAGGCAGAGACATCGAGGAAACTCGGTGTCTCACCCCAGTGCGTCAATGACGCGGCACGGCGGCATGATCTAAAATTTAATAGAAAATGTAGTAGAGGAGGACATCGTATGAACCCTGAGTTAGAAGAACGGTTGGGCAAGGCGATGGCACTGTTAGCAGTGGACGAAAACAAAAGAATGCGTGAGCGCATGGGAGGGAGCCTCTCGCAAGCGGGGTTGCAGAGCCGTATGACGCATCAGGCAAACGCCAAACGTGGCGGCAAACCAAAGGGCCTAACTAACAAAGAGTTGAAACGAAGGGCCTTGGAGCGAGAACAGGAGAAGCTGTTACAGCGTCTCAAGGAACTAGACGGATTACTAAAATAAAAGAGGGCCCCACTGGGGCCCTTAGTTTATGAGGCAGTCAAGATGCATGGAGCAGTCATCGTGACTACTGAATGCTAGCATCATCTGCGATAAAAGGAAACGTTTTTATCGGGTCGTCTATTAAGACTTCAACTGTGTTGCCTCCGATAGACAGTTCGTAGACGTTTGCATCTATGTGAACGATGCTATCCAAACTCATGATGTGTACCCACATCTCTGCATCGTCTGATTTACGCGTTACCTTTGGGAACATTTCGGGCGGTATCATTTTTAAACTCCTTTTTATATCCACGCACCTCGTGAGGTTGGGTTCTAGACCAACCCCTTGAGAATGCTCTAGCTACATCCAAGTCCAATCCCGTTAACTTGGATATTTCTTTGGCACAGGTCAACTCGGAAGCATAACCCGTGCAACGTTCTTCTAACAACTTAGTTATTTTGGGGTCATAGTCAGCCATTGCCGAGCCTCTTCACCTAAAACTTTTGCACCCAATTCGATCTTTGCCTTGAGGGCGTGAACAATCTTTTCATCGATTGTTCCCTCAGTGATCAGGTCAACATAGGTGACGTTGTTCTTTTGTCCTATCCTGTGCGCTCTATCTTCGGACTGGATCCGAGTTTCGAGGTTAAAGTCGTTAGCATAATAGACCACAAGGTTAGCTTCCGTCAACGTTAGGCCATATCCTGCGGTGGCAGGATTTCCTACGAAATATTTCAACTTAGGATTCTTCTGGAAATTTTGAACAATTCTGTTTCGTTCATCGTCAGAGGTATCGCCATAGTACGCTGAAGCGTACTCTTCACCGTACTCTTTCTTCAGCATGTCGGTGATCACTTGGATATCGTGACGGAACCGGGACCAGATGATTGCCTTACCATCGTGCTCATCGAGGATATCTTTGAGTGCATCTAGTCGCTTCGATGGAAACGTAACCATGTCACCATCATCTGTCTTCAAGTGACCTGATAAAATTTGCTGCATCCGAAGTAGCTGCGTGATCACAGCCGGAGCCGTGGTCATCTCTCCATCGTCGAGCATAACGAGTGCGTGTTTACGGATCGACTCGTACATATCTTTCTGCTCTTTGGTCATCTCTACAAACCGGGCCGTGTACACCTTTTCTGGTAGGTCGAGACAATCTTTCTTGAGCACACGATAGCTGAATCGATCGATCATATCGGTCAGTTCATCGAGGTTCTTGTATCCCACAACCTGATTAAAAGACTTAGCACCCATCGTTCTTTTCAGAATTACGGAGTACCGATGCTGAAAAGAGTAGAACGAATCGTGACCAAGCAAACCCTTTTTCAGGAAGTCGGCTTGGGCATAAATGTCAAGTGGACTTTTTGTAATTGGGGACCCAGTTAGCAACCTTTTAAACTTGAATCCAGACGCAATTTTGCATAAAGCTTTGGTGCGCTTGGCCTGATGGTTCTTGATGGTTGTTGCTTCGTCGATAGCAATAAGGCCCTTGGCCCCAAGCGCACGAGACATCCACTCACCTGCCTGTTTACCTTTCAGTGTCGAGAATGCTTCGACATTCATGACAAAGACGGTCAGCCCATCAAACTTATCTTTCACGGAACGCATCTCTTGCTGCTGTTTCTTATTGCCGCCTGATACCCACCTAATTACTCTGGTCGGTACGTCATCAGACATGTGCTCTGGAATTTCTTTCGTCACCCAGTTTCGGTACACACCTTTTGGTGCAATGACCAAGGCAAAATCTATGAGCCCCTGTTGATACAACATCCCCATGTTGTCGATCAGGACTTTTGATTTGCCTGTTCCCATCTCCATAAAAAACCCAAAACACTCTCGGTGTCCCGCAAGATCACATGCGGTCTCTTGGTGTTTATATGGGATAGTTTTAAAATTGTACTTGCAATTCATTTCAGCCTCCTTATATAGTCTCATACATGGACCACGGGGGTCCATAAATCAACCCTGAAGAGGAAAAAACTTATGACAGATATCTTTGATGATATGTTCGATGAGACCGAGGCATTGGTCAACATCGACAATCTGACAGGAAAGCAATTAAGCGATCTTGTTAGAGCACTCCGCAACGTCGAGAAGCAAATCGAGGATGCGGAAAACCACCTCAAAGCATTGAAGCAAGAGAAGCACAAGCTATCGGTGGAAAACATTCCTGCACTTATGGATGAGATGGGCGTTGAGCGTCTTGATGTCGATGGTCTAACTGTCGAACGCAAGATGATGGTCCATGCATCAATCCCACAAGACCGCAAGGATGAAGCGTTCGCGTGGCTCCGTGAGAACAATCTTGATGACATTATTAAGAATGACATCACATGTTCTTTTGGTAAAGGCGAAGACAACATGGCAGGTGACGTAGTTGGCATGTTGCAAGAGCGTGGTTTTGATCCAAAGACCAAGACACATGTTCACCCCTCAACACTCAAGGCGTTCGTCAAAGAACGTGTGACAGAGGGTAAACCAATTGATCTCGACATGTTCGGGGCATTTATCGCAAACGCAGCACAAATTCGGAGGAAGTGATTATGGGTGCAGTAGCTAAAACAAAAAATGCAGAGTTAAGCACAGACGTGCTAAATGATATTATGGATTTCGCAGGGGAGGGTGCAGCGTTCGACAGTTCCGAAATGCAGATTCCATTCTTGCGGGTTCTACAGGCGTTATCTCCACAGTTGAACAAGAAGAAGGCTGAGTACATCGATGGTGCTTCGTCAGGCGACATGTATAACACTGTGACCAACCAGTACTTTGATGGCGAAGAGGGTGTCGTTGTTATCCCTTGTTTCCAGACAACAAAGTATCTGGAGTTTACGCCTCGTGAACAGGGTGGTGGTTTCCGTGGTGAGATACCTGCCAACGACCCTATCCTTACTCGCACTGAACGCAACGGTGCGAAGGAGATGTTGCCTAACGGTAACGAACTAGTCAAGTCAGACCAACACTACTGTCTTCTAGTTGAACCAGACGGATCGTTCCAACCTGTTGTGGTGGACATGAAGTCTACACAGCTAAAGGTCAGCCGTCGTTGGAAGACGCAGATCGCAATGCAGAAGGTATCGCACCCTAAAACAGGGCAGTTGATCACACCTCCTGTATTCGCTACACAGTGGAAATTAACTACAACCGAGGAAAGCAATGACCAAGGTTCGTGGGCCAATTACCAAATCGAGAAGGTCGGGTTGATTGAGAACCGTGATCTATTACTCGAAGCTAAATCTTTCCGTGACAGCGTAGCTGCGGGAGAGGTTAAGGCTGCGCCAGAAGAAGGACCCTCCCAGACTTCTTCAAGTACGGATGACATTCCGTTCTAAGTAGCCAACTGGGCGGCGAATTTTCTTCTCCGTGTGTTCGCCGCCCCTTTTTCTGGGAGTAAGTTATGACAACAGCTAAACGTATGTTAGCTGCATTTGAAGGTTCTGACGTAGGTTATCTAGTGACGCGTGTCGGGGACAGAGGCAAGAAGGGTAAGACCGAAGCCGAGTACCGCACGGTCCATGGACAGGTGACCGAGGAACTTATGCAGAAACACCTAGATGGTGAGAGCGGTGTTGGTATCGTTCCCATTAAAGGTGACATGTGTAAGTTTGGGGTTATCGACATTGATGTCTATGACCTAGATCACGCCTCTTTGCAGCGCAGGATTACAAATCTCAAACTACCCTTGGTTCATTGTCGTTCCAAGTCTGGTGGTGCGCACCTGTATTTGTTTTTCAATGACTGGGAATCTTGTGCCTTGGTTCGTGAGATACTGGAAGAAATGCGTTCAGTATTAGGATTTAGTGGTTCAGGTGAATTATTCCCGGCACAGGAAAAG